ATTATTTAATATCCGTCTACTGCCGCATAGGCAGCTTAGAAAATTATCTGTTTGTTTTACATTCACTGTCCCATACTTCCTGCAAGCTATCGAAGCTGATGTTGTTGTACAGGCAATATCCCCCGCCGTAAGAATCCTGAAATATCGCATATCTGGCTACTTTCGCTACTTTCTTGAGTGTCAATCTGCTTCCGGCTTGATTCTTCATGGTGTTTCTCCTTTAGGTTATCGGTTAGTGTTACGGTTAATGACTACTGCCAAATGCCCTAAGGCATTTGACGCTAGGCACTAGAACGCGAAGAAGTCTACGAAACACACTTGACACATTCCTTGAGGCTTAATCTGAAGAGAATCTCCCATGTTGTTTACTTCACACTTAACACCATTCCAGCCGATAGCCTTCTTGACCCTACGAATCATTGCTAGCTCGCTAGTGCCTTCAGGTACCTCAAGGGTCTGCCTATTAACCCATGAGTAGTTAGCCTCGCCTCCAAACGTGTCTGTTACCTCTATCCGTACTTCTATTCCATGTTCCATTTCAATTCTCCTAATGTATATCACTACGTTATCGAATGTTAACAGGCAAGACTAAAGGCTACCTGTTAAGGTTGTGGAGGAGTCATATTCTTCCCTACGTGCTATCTCCTCTTTTACCTCAGCCACGCCCCGTTCTCCCTGGAATCCTATCCGTGCTACCCTGGTACTGTGAGTGATTCCAATCTTATATACATCAAAGCCATACTTAACTTTCAGCGCCCAATAGTTTCCCTTCTCATATGCTATGTCCGTTTCCTTGTACATGTCGCTCTCCTGGTAGTTCGTTATTAAGTGAATCACCCGTTACTTACGTTCGCTTTGTTCTCTTGCACGGTTCACACTCTATTCGATAACGTATCGACTTGTCAATAGTGAATTGAAAATATTTATTCACGATGGTATGCAGTAGGATTACCTGGAGGAGGGATCGAAGTACAACATATTGTGGTCTATAGGTGATACTGAGGGCGTGTACCACAATATATAGTGTTTCTACTGCAATAAAGCCCTAGATGAATGATAGACAGAGCTATCAAACAACTAGGGCATATGAGGTGAGCTTCTATAGCCGCACCACCGGCTGATATTGTACTACTTAAGGGACTAATACGGATTCTTAATCCCTTTCACTGTGAGACTAATCAGTCACTTAGATCATAGTGTGACCTAGAGTGTGACCAAAGGGCACCTCATGGCCCGGATTCCTGAACAATTAGGGAACCCGAGGGGCACCAGGGGGGAAACTTGCACCGCCATGGCGTAGGGTACCCTCTCAGAAATTTCTGGTGGAATATTTAGGGGGACCCTCTGGTTGACTACTGGAAGCCTCCGTGGTGCCCCTTTACGGGACTAGGGGATATTCAGTAGTGGCCTCAGAGGGGACCATGGATAATACTCTGCTTAGGGTTTCACTGTGTAGGGTGTATGTCTAGGGATACACTCTAGGCACCCTAAGGAATCCCTAACACAAACCCAGGCCCCCTATAGGATAACCAATAGTTACACCTTAGGTACACCTATAGTTACACTATAAGAGGTGAATACTTCATCCCTGGGGGAGAATCTTCTTCCCTTCTGCAAGAGTGAGGTTATAGATGCCCAAAAGTGACTTAAGTCTATGACCCCACTACTTAATACCTTATCGAACAGCCCAATTCAGAGCCTGCGGTGGCCTACCGAATACGTGATTCTCAAAGTCCCTCAGTTCTTGGTCCAGGAGAGCAGCCTTGTGTTCCGCTTCAGCCTTCTGGGTATCCCTATCCATCTCCTCCATCCAGTGAGCTACAGCCATTGCCAGGGCATCAACACGGTCATCTTTGGCTAAGGCACCTCTCTCCCTGGTGATACGGGTAAGCTGGTAGAACAACTGGTATTGATTGAAGGAGTCCTCGGGGTACCTGTTGTAATTCTCCTGGTCCCTCACCACGAGGGCCTTGTCTACCACCATGCGGTGCTGCTGGAGGACAGGTTCAATGGTGTCTATGATGCGGAGTTCCTTCTGTTTGCTACTCTTGATGTCCTCCAGGGTCACAGGGTATATCCTGGAGATGACCGGGGTGAGCAACTTGGTGAACATCCCATCCCCAAAGTTATCCTCCAGCTTGATGAGGTTCACCTTAAACTGCTTTGCAGTGTTCGCAAGGGCGATAAGGTTATCATCTGAGTACCCGCCCCGAAGGCCACCACAGGCCAGCAGGAAGAGAGTCCCGTTGAGGAAGGCTACCACTGCATATCCCAACTCATCCCCACCCCGGCCAGCGGGGTCTATGGTCATCACCACCCCTTGATAAGAGATGAAGTCCTGGGATACAAAGATTGGTCTGTGCCAGCGGTCCCCCTCAAGGCCCACTGAGGGTAGATCATTGATAATCTCAGTGGCACTAGACCCCCAGGCGAGGGACACAGGGCCTATGGTGGGGTTGAGGTCCATCACCATGAAGTCCGAGAGCTTCAGGGGGTATCTGTCCTGGTCACTCAGGGAGGTATTCAGCATGAACTGCATGGTGAACCCCGCCCTACCGTAGGACTGTTCACGCTCTATAAGGTCCAGATCGTGAAACCGGGAGGGTTCCGTGGGGTTGCCCCTACCGTGACACCCTAAGGCTAACTCAGGGTTCTCCTCCATTTGCTTCTTGATGAACGGGGAGAGCCTGGATTGGTACAGGTCGTTGTATTGGTCCCCATTCGGGAACCTAGCGGGCCATATCCTCAGTTCATACCCACGGGAGGGGAGAACATTGTAGAGACTCATCTCACATTGAGGAGTCCCAAGGTACACAATCTCCCCCTCCGGGGTCAGCACGGCATCAAACTCCTTGACGCTCTGGGCCAGCTTGTCTCTCTGTGCCTGGGTCATGGAGTTGCTTGGTACCTCCACATCATCCGGGATGATTAAGGTGGCCCTGCCTCCAGTCATCTGACCAGTAACTCCCACCGACCGAACTGAGGGGGCTTGGTGGGCCTGTGCGGGACCCACATCAAAAGCTATGTTTGAGTCTCTCTGGTCTTGTCGGGGTTTAAGGTGGTGTAGGACTTCCCACTCATTGATAATCCTCTTCAGGAATATTGAGAAGGAGTCAGCTCGGACCTTGGAAGCAGAGATAATGAGGACACGTTCATTGGGGTCCCGGTAGAGACGCCACAATACGAAGCCAGCGGTGAGCCAGGATTTTCCCACACCCCTGAAGGCTTCAATGATTCGCCTCTTTGGGCCATGTTGTAGGTAGAGGCAGATGCTGTACTGTATCGGGGTAGGCTCTGGGAGTCCTAGGTGCTTCCATAGGAGGAAGATGAAGTTACGTAAGTCTGACTTTATGGGGTCTACAGGATTGCTCATGGACGCGCGGAGAGGCCCTAGGATGAGCTATCGCTATCCTACCTAGGGCTTAGTATAGGGAAGGCCCTAGAATCGACTGTAGGGCCTCTGAGGGGTACTGCTGAGGATTTTGAAGCCAGTCCTAGTGTACAGGACCATCCTCTTCGCTGAACTCATCCCCGAGGAACGGTAGGTTCTCTGTGAGTTTCGCCAGGGGGGACCCAGGGACAACCGAGGCGGTCACATCGTTGTCCTTGAGGAACTGCCTTGCCACGTTCAGGAGAGCCGCTAGGCCCTTCTTCTCTTCGGCACCAGCAGCTTCCTCTATGGCATCCTTCAGGGTCTTTGCCAGTTGCCCATGGAGGGCATCCATTTCTGTGCTGGTGGTCTTAGCCATTGCCGGGGAATCCTTTAGTGTGGTAGAGGGCCAGGATTGCTGTGATTGCTCCAGCGCACCACCCGAGGATGCGGATGAACTTCAGCATCCCTGTGGCTGCTTTCCAGGCTCCTACTAGTTCTTTGACGGACTGATTGAGTTCGGTTACTTCACTTCTTAGGTTTGCGACTTCTTGCTCCAGGAGTGCTATCTGGACCTTTTGAGTTGTTGATGGGGCTGCCATGAGAGGGATTGAGGTGGAGTGTCTGCAAGGGACCACCGGAACTCCGGTCTATCTTGCAAGCGGTTTCGATAGCTACCTCAGGAGAGGAGCCTAGATGGAGGGCAGCGAGTGCGGCCATGTAGCCGGACCCCACTGCAATGAAGGGGTCTATTACTTCGATACGTCTGAGTGCGTTATCCCACACAAAGAGTCCCTCAGGCGACAACTCAACTACATCAAATGAGTCATCTTCGGTGAACTCCGGGGATTCATCAGGATTCTGGTGGGAGAACCAATCGAGAAACTTGAGGTTATCGGTGACTGTCCCTGAGATACCAAGGATGGAGTCACCAATCCTGAACAGCTTTTTACTAGTGAAATGGGCACCACCAAAGGAAACCCTGCTGTCTGAATACAGGGCCTCCCTGGTTGCTACTACGGTTGTCATTACAGAGGCAACTCCGTTGCGGTGACCACATCAATGTTCCCTGCTAGGGAGTGGATTCGGAGTTGATCCAACAGGGCAGCAAGGCACGGGCCGTTCTGGTTGTTCAGTTTGTGGTGATAGTTCTGCCCCCAACACTGGTGAGCCACCACCTTGTCCACGTAATTCCGGGCATCAGCAGAAGTAACCGCACCTGTGCTATCTGTCTGGATTGCCCCTACCATTTTCATGGGGGCCTTCCAGTTGATTGCCGGTACAGTCCCCTGGTTTTCCAGATGAGGGTACTGAGGGTGGAACTTGGAGGGGTCAGCACCTGTGTAGATACCAAACACAGCCTTTATTCCCTGGGCCTTAGCCAGCTTCATGACTTCCCCATCTGTTGCCCCTTGGTTCATGGCAACAAACAGTGAATCCTCAGAGTACCCATGGTCAATCAGGAGTTTCCTTCCGAGAGTCCAGTCATCGGCATATCGCGTGTAGTCATTCCGTGCGTAGGCGTAACGATAGGTGAAACTGGCAGGGGTACCTGTGGTGGTCAAGTCGATCACATTGGTTCCAGCCACGGCATCGGCCTCCGTGGGGTACAGCTTGAATGCAGTGAGGGTGGTGCCCACAGCCCAATATATCTTGTTAATAACCAGTGGAGCCGGTAGGGCTGAACCGGAGAATATGATGGGATGTCCGCCGTAGTAGGCATTCGCCAGGAGTATCCCGTGGTTGCTACTAGCGGTGATGGTGTTGGCCGTGGCATCCACCGAGGAGACAGTAACCGAGGAGTACCCCTGAGGACCCAGAAGGCGTATCCCATCGTTGAGGCTATTGACCGGATCAAAGTAGGATTGGAAGCAGTTGTCCCATCCGGCCTCCTTGAGAGTCACTAGGTCATCCCAGGTAGCGAAGGCAGCCAGGGCATTAGAGGTGCCTATCCTCCGGGGGAGGTGGAAAACACTAGCCCTGAACCCATAGTGATTCAGGAGGGATAGACAGGACCATCCTTCAGCCGGAGCCTTGGTGCCATCAGGGAGCGTGAAGGTGACAGCAGGGTTAGGCTGCACGAGGTCTACTAGGGAGTCATCAAAGCGTACCATGAACTTGGCACGGCACGAGGGATTAACCCGGACAGGGCCTATGTATAGGGTTTCACCAGTGGTTACGGCGTTGAACCCCACAGACCCATTCTGGGCTATATCTGTGGACTTAACACGTATCCGGTCTACAACATCGGAGCTATCGAATGAGAAACCTCCGGACTGCTGGACCACATCTTTAAGTATATGCAGGGGGTGCCACTCGCCATCAGCGGGGAGGAGACAGGTTGTGAGGGCATACTTGGTGAACCCGCCCACACCTATGTAGACCTGAATTGGATATGCTGTGGTGATACTGTCTCCAGCCCGTGCTGTACCCTTGGCCCACAGCATAACGCTCTTGATCGTGTTGCATGTGAGAGACAGGCCGGTTACCGTGATGGTACCGAGGGGGTCTGCTGCTGCCCCTGGTATTTTGACCACACCAAAGTCTGAGGCTAGATCAGGACAGAACTCCGTTTCCTCCACCGAGGCAGAGTTAGCAAAGGTAGCAGTCTTAAGGCTGGATACTAGGGTTCCATAGTCCTTACTCATGTCCCTTGGGGTCAACGGTACGTTCAACCCCAGGTCCCCCATGGCTTGTCGTATCTGGTAATGCTCCACGGCGGCGGATAGGAGGGCTGATGGTGGACCGCTATCGGGCTGTACCACGTATGGGTTAGCCCGGATGTTATCCAGTATTTGTTGTTTGGTTACTTTGAACATCCGTGGGGTTTCTCCTTTCTATTGTTTGAATTATGGGACTAACGTTTTCCAACTCCCGCTAACGTTAGGTTGAAATGAACCTGACTTCCACACCCCTGATACCTTTACGTAGACACCAGAGAGATTCTTCCAGGAGCCTGATACTTTGACAAAGCCATAGCCGGGGGTGGGACCTCCTCCTCCACCAGCAAGGAATATCGCGTAGGGGTCAGAAGCAATGCTGGCTATCGTGGTGGCATCGAGGTACTTGTCAATCAGGTATAGGTAGCTTAGGGTTGCCTTCAGATAAGGTAAGCCTCCTACCCTGAGCCTACCAATCCACAAGGGAACCGTAGGCCCTGTGGGGCTCATCCCTGTACCTGTGGCTATCTGAACTCCATCACGGAACCAAGCAAGCCCTGTTCCCTCCTTATTGCGGATTGCAAGGTGGGTTAGGGTTCCTACCGGCCAGCCACTTGAGGGGTTACCAGCAGGGTAGCTGCTGTTATTACAGTACATCGCACCGGAGCCGCCTTGGTAGATGTTCCACCCGGAGACACCATTCACGGTACAGTCTGCTAACCCACGGGGGCTATCATTGGCATCAAAGACCCCACCCAAGAAGAGAGTCCACTCCACTGCGGGAATGCCTGTGGTTCCGTAGTCGAGATAAGTGCTTGTCCCATCGAATACTAGGGCATTGCCTAGAGAGGTTGTACCGGAAGTTGTGGTCCCGTTTACCGTAGGTGCCGCTACCCCGGAGCCGTTGTTTACTGCCCATCCTCCAGCATTCCCAAAGGTGAGTATCTGATTGGTACTTCCTGTGAAGATGGGATGTGAGGTGTCCTTGGTGGCGGGGTAACTCGGTTGACTAGCTGGCATGGGCTACGGGGTGTACTGAAGCCATAAGTCCCCATCGGAGCCACCTGAGGGGGCACTGCTGGACACAGTTATGTTGCGGGTAGCGATACTTCCCAAGCCCAATACACCCCTTGCGGCTGAAGCATCTGTTATCCCAGATAGGTTTCCAGCTTTGGTTAGATAGCCGGATAGGTCCTGATCACCTGTATTGGTCCCGCTGTTGGTGCCTGTGATGTTACTAAGGAGGGCAATGGTTCCAGTGCCTCCCGGTATGGTGTGGGTGTTAAGTGTGCCCACCCCGGCAATATTACCTGTGTCACCTACCGTCACCACGGAGTTCTGAAGGAGCTTACCTGTGGTTGCATCGAACCTTACGATTGCGTTATCAGTGGCGCTAGCGGGTCCGTTTACGTCTCCACTCCCGCTCCCTGTGGGGCCAGCGGGACCAGTAGCGCCCGTTGCTCCTGTGGGACCTTGAGGGCCTTGTGGCCCCTGAGGGCCGGTTGCTCCAGTAGCCCCTGTAGGACCAGCCGGACCCTGAGGACCTTGAGGACCTGTTCCTCCCCCACCTCCTACGCCTCCATTCACCAGGAGGCTATCTGGTACTTTTGTTGTCATTCTTTATTCAACCTTGGATTGCTTGAGGACCCACTGGATTAACGCATCGTGGGCTACTGAGTTCTCACGGCAGATACCGTAGTTTTCCACCACGGTTGCCATGAGGACTTGAGGGTGGACCTCCCCTTCACCGGGGAGTGTCTTGAGAGGCTTCGAGGACTCCAACATTACCTTGTTCGGTAACAGGTAGGTGTCCTTGGGCGGCAGCGTCGTGGAGCACGCGGACAGAAGTAGGCAGAGTACAAGTATTCTGGGGAACATAAACGGGAACCTGAGTAAGTAGTTGTTGGGTGTCACCTTTGACCTTTTGGACACGATCAAGGT